TGCAGCCTTCTCAGAGTCAATACGACCTCTCACAATCCAGTAAGCATCTTCGAGCCTCAGCTCTTCTCTCTCCTTCATTAACTCGTAAATAGGATAACGATACTCATCATCAGTAATCTCAGGATGAGCCGTTTTGAATTGTTGGAGCTCAACTTGTCTTTTCTCGAGCTGTACTTTCTCTTGAGCTGGTTTGAGCATCTCTTGTAACATAAGAGCAGCTTGCTTCTTTATTTCTGCTCTCATACCGTCCTCAGAGTATATATCGTGCTCATCATCAGTGATATACTGCTCAGTTTGAGAGAGAATCGGGTTGTTGAGAGCTAGCTCTTGTTGCTCTCGTAAAGCAGCTGCTTGCTCTTCGAGTTGTTTTTTCATCTCAGCAAGCTCTTGAGTTTTTCTTGTATATGATGCTCTCATGTTCGCAATATGTTTGCGCACTTCTTCGGGAGTATGCTCAAGCCACTCATGCAAAGGTTTCATTCCTTTATGTTGAGCATCCTCCTCAAACTCAGCAAAATCCTCCTCAGTAAGCCCGAGAAGATCATCAATCGTCAAGAGCTCTTCTTCTTGAGCCTCAACCTCTTCTATTTCTGTTGTTTCCTCTTGAGCAACCTGCTCATTACTTGTCTCGTCAACTTGTACTTGTTCTTCCATACTTTCCTCTTTTTTCTGGTTGTTGTTGTTGTTGAGATGCTTTAATTGCTTTGAGTCTCCTCTCAGCAGCTTCTTTATTTGGATGATAGCCTTTTACATTTTCTATCTTCCATCCTCTTGGAGTTTGATATATCGGCATTACTTTGCAACGCCTCCTTTGGTACCAGTAGTTTTTTTGGAGCCGCCTGGAGTCCAGAGTTTTTTACAAGCCCAATACGATGCAGAGAGCTTACTCTTTCTTTCATCACATTTATGACGAGCACGAAACGAGCGACGAGCTTCTTTACTATAGTTATGACCATAGCCAGAAGCACCGAAGTGAATAATCTTCTCTTTTCCATCCTCACACGCTTTTACAACCATCTTCTTCTCAGGCTTTGGAGAGCGTCGAGGCTGGTTACATTTCATCGTTGATTTATCGAGTCTCTTCATTTCATCCTCTTATTATCTGGAGAGCCAGCTTTAACCGGCTCCAGATTGTTGAGCGTTGTTTTATCAGATTCATTCTTTCAGCTCGAGCCTCAATACTCTTTAGCTCAGAGCTAGTAATTACGATTGTTGCAAGCTCATCATCTTTGATGATGGTTACATAGTAATAAGTAAATATGTTAGAAACTGGAGTAAGTTTTGCAATCATTTTCTTTTGTGTTGATATGATATTTTTTTGGAGCTGGTCTTTTCACGTTTAAAACGTTCCTTCTCAGATTTGCTCATTTCTCCAACTGTTTTAGGAGTCTCAGAGCTAACTCTTTTGGTAGGACGACAAGCCGGATAGCCTCTCTTCTTCTTCTCAGCAAGAGAGCGTCCACAAGGCTTACCTGTTTTTACATCAATCCAATTCTCTTGAAACCAACGACCAAGACCACCCCGAGCCATATCAATCTCCTTTTACTGTACGATAACCACCGCCACGTTTTTTATACTCCTTGACGAGCCAAGCGTTAGCATAAACAGAAGGATAAACATCAAACTTCTTCTTTGCTTCAGCTTTTACTCGAGCATAAAGCTCTTTATCAGTTGGAACATTTTTACTCATTACATACGACCAGCAAAAAACTTATCCATCTCGTCAGAGCTTGGCATTGATTCTTCTTGCATCTCTTCTTCTTCTGTTTCTTCATCAAACTCAGGAGGAGGATTCTGCAAAAACTTTTTAAACTCTCTATCTTGAGCAAGCTTTGTAATTTTACCGGCTAAGAGCATAATACTTCTATCATCAGTTATATCCTCAAGCTCAAAATCCATCTCTTCATCCAAGTCTCCAGAATCAACCGCATAATTTACAGCAGCTTGAAACATTCCAATCACACGGACAAAGTCGTTAGGAAATACCTGTATATCTTCCTCAAACATAGGATAATCAGGAGACTGCTCAAACAAGGGAAGCAATCTATTTGCTGCAGTAACCAGGTTATTGAGAGCCTTTTTTGAAAACTTACCTCGAGGAGCAAGCTGGTTGTACATATCCTCGTCAACCTCCTCAGCTTTACCAATCTCAATAGACAAGTCAAGCTCTTGAGGATCTCCACTCATACCGAGCATTTTCATTTCTTCTTTATTCATAGCCATAACAGCCTCCTAAATTTTATCACTCCAAAGAGCATCAGTTTTTCCAGATTGTATATCGTGAGTAGGAGCGAGCTCAACAGCAGCCTCTTGCTTACTCTTTCCTTCTTTAATAGCATTATTATATCTTGCAATATATTGATCTTGCTCAGAAATTCTATCTTTTATCTTTTGGGTTTTATCTTCCCAAAAATGAGGAGTTAAATCAGCCTCACAAACAAAACCTCTCTTCTCCATTATTTTATTTTCTTCTCGAGGAGAGGAGACATGCTTACCAAGAGCTTTAGAGTAATAGCCTTCTACTCCATATCTATGAGTTTTACTGGTTGAGTCGAGATTCGGTACTGAGAGCTTTGCTCTCCAATTCACATCAGAACAATTATCACAAGTGTTCTTTTCCTGATTCATCAAGAGCTCTCTTTCATGCAAAGAATAAAACTCAAAAAAAAGCTCTTCCTGGTAATGATTGCAAGTTTTACATTGAAAATCATATATCGGCATTATTTACCCCCGAGAAGAGATTGAGCCAGCTGCTCAGCCGGAAGCTCACCGGATGCACCTATATCTCTTTGTTCTTCTGGTGGTGTTGTTGGTTGTATTGGAGCCTCTTTTTGTACTTCTTCTTCTAGGAAGTTTCGAGGCAAATCATATAATCGAATAATCTCCTCTTTTACCTTGCTCATTGGAACACCTAGCCCCTGGAGAATCGGAAGCAGCTGCACAAGATTGTTTTTCTTGATTGCTTCAGAGAGAGGAGTGCTCGACTGGTCAAGAGCTACAATTTTAAACTTTGCATCTAAGTCTTTAGCCGTGATAATCTTTGGTACTCCATTTACCTCGATTGTTGCAAGCTCATTCTCCTCAGCAAGGAGAGCAATCATCCTGAGATATACGAGAGCAATCTGCTCAATAGCACCATCTCTCTCTCTTGCGAGCTTACCAATCTCAGAAGCAGAATACTGAGCAAGAGCTGTAATTTCTGTTGCTGTGGCCTTTGTTGCTTCTCCTCTGGAGAAAGGAGCTAGAATCGAGCCTCGATTTATATCTTGCTCGATATAGTTTTGATACCGGTCGAAGTTGGTTGAGATAGGCTCGACACCAACCGAAGCAATCAAACCAGCAAGGCTCTCCTCATCAACCGCAATCATAGCACCATCAACACCAGAGGTAATCTTTGCAAGAGCCTCCTCATCAAAAGAGCCTTCCTGGTATAGGTATTGCCTCGAGTCTCTTCGTACTGCATTTGCCCAGTAGGTTCTCAATATATTCTTCTCATAAAACTGGTCATACACTCGAGCAACAGCACTCAAGCCACTCATAGGTTTTTCAGGCTTGCGAGAATAATACAGAGGCACAATTGGAGAAAGAGGTTGATCATCATACGTACGGAGAGGAATCTGCTCTCTCAATAAGAGCTTTTCACCTTGAGCATAGTTATGAGACCAGAAATACACCTGGTCATAAGCGAAATCATAAAGCTCAACAATCTTGATATAAAGATAATCATCAGGTAAATCTTGAATCTTTCCAGAGTATTTTTTATCTGTTGCTTTAAAATAATCTTCTTTTGGAATCGGGTTAAACTTCTTATTACCAAACCTCTCTCGAGCTTCAGGAAGAGAAAGATAATACACGTGACCAGCAAACCGCTGAGAGCTCCAGCTGCTAGCATCCATATCAACTATCACCTCCCAACAAGGAAGAGCTCGTATTGAAACACGCTCAAGCAAGTCGTCAGATTGCTGAGGAGAAAACTTAAAGAAGGAGCAAGGATAAATCAAGCCGAGCCTCGAGCCGTTTTCAAGATGCTCTCTTTTGTCAAAGAGAAAACGATTTGCAACCTCTTGAGCAAGCTCAGGAGTACCCTCAATCATAGCAGCATCCTTGCCAACAACGACAGCCGGGTTTCTACTGAACAGAGAAGCAATAAAGCCCTCAACATAAGAGAAGCAATCTGCAGTCTCAACACGAATCATATCAGAGTTAATTGTACTCCAGCTCGAGCTCCAGAATTCATTTTCATACACATCACGATAACGCTTGAGATTTGCTCTCTCTTGCTTCCAGTAGTCCTCATGCTCAGATAGTATTGTTTGAATGAGACGAATTATATCTGTTTCGTTTTGCCTAGCCATCAGTATCTCCTATGTTGAGCAATAGCAGCTCCAGTCTGTTGCTTTATACTCTTGCTTCTTCTTGTTTTCAACCATCCAGGTAAAAAACTATCTGTTTTCAATCTTACCTTTTTGAGAGCCAAATTTGCAAGAGCTAAAGCCATCGCATTATCACAATGAGATTTACCATTGTGACCAAACTTAACCAATCCGTTTTCATCTATGATGATAGCTCGTAAATCAGAGACCGTCTCAGAGTCGAGCACGTTGATTCTCTTTGAGCGTATATCTTTGGCTAAATCCTCAAAAATCATAATCTTATTACCTGCATTTGTAGCAAAATCACGTCCTTTCTCATCCTTCCAGATATGAGCATATCCAGCATGACGCAGCTCATTGAGAACGACTAAACCTTGAGTCATAGCCTCGACAAGCACAACAGCCTTATTATATCTGATTGCAGCATTGAGAATATACTCAGCAAAATCTTCAGGTTTTATCGTGTTGCTTCGAAACTGGAGGACAACCTGGTTAGTTTTTTTGCTCATAATCACAAAAGCAGATTTATCACGACCAACACCAGCAGCAGAATCAGCACCAAGAGCATACTCGTCATCATCTTGAGGCTCAGCATACGTAACCCACTGTTGACCGTCATACGTTTGCACAATCGTGAGCTCTTGAAAATCAGCATACTCGAGGAGAGTTGAGCCGGTTGTTTGATAAGCCTCCTCAACCGTAGCCGGGTATTCTCGCACAAATTTTGATTTGTTGGTTTGCGCGATTTTTGCACGCCTCCAACATAATTGCTCATCAGTGAGCTCAAATCTTCTCTTCAGCTCCTGCTCTTCTATCGTTGTTTTCCAGTCTCCAGGAGTTGTTTTTTGATATGAGGAATGTTTATACCAAGCAAAGAAGAGAAAACTCCAATCGTGAGGAGAATGTTCTTTATTGAGATACTTACCAATCTCATTATCAAGAGCATCCCCTGGAAAGTTGGCTGTTGATTCGTAAATCAAAGTACCATCATTCACCGCAGAAGTAGCCGCAGCAAGCAGCTCCTCAGGTTCCTTCGCAAAAGCAAACTCAGATATGTGCACCATCTCAGCCGTAAAGGAGCGAGTAGTACCATCAGCACGGGCACTCATTCCAAGGATACGAGCACCAGTCTCAAACTTGAGCTCAAGCTGATTGTTGATTTGCAGCTTGTTGAGAGCCTGTACTTCTCCAGGAAGAGAATTATAATAGGTATGATGCATCCTCATTATTTGTTTCGTAGCGTCGCTCTTGTGAGTAAGGACAACGATTGTAATCGGATGGACGGACGTAAAAGCTTTTGCGAAGAGCCAAGCTGAAATACCAGTTGAGGCACCAACTTGACGAGGCTTGAGGATGATAACGCTCTTTCCAGTATTGAGCTGAGCAATAATCTCCTCTTGCTCTTCATTGAGATTCAAAAAAGCCTTCTTTCCTCCTTTTGTAATAATCGTGAGCTTCTCAATAAACTCATCGAGATGCTCAGAAAGAAACTGGAGAGCATTAAAATCAGGCATTACCAGCGAGCCAATCCTGGAGACTCAGAGAGCTGCTCTCCTCTGTTATCTGCTCATATCTCTCAAGAACATATTTTGCAGCCTCAACTCGAGCTCTCTCATTCTCTCCACTAGTGAGGACTTGACTCAAACACGCATGAGCATCTCCGATGAGAGTTTGCACCAATGTTTCTGGTGTTGGTTGTGCTGTTGCTATTCTAAGAGTTTGATTCTGAGCTTTTCTTTCCTGGAGAGCTGACTTGAAATCTTCAGCTTTAAGCCAACGATGCAACGTAACTCTTGTAACCTTAATCACCTCAGCAACCTCAGTAATCTTGCTACCTCGAGCAAGCATCTTGAGAGCCTTCTCTTGTTTCTTTGATAACATTACTCCTCCTGT